CCTATATTTCGTAAAGGCTACTTTTTCAAATGAGCCTGCGCTTAATTGCGAGAGTTTGCCAGCCATATCGCGGCAATTTTCAAGCATTACACAAAAATCTTCGTCAGTAATTCCAGTTTCTGACAATAGGTTTCCTCCTCTGTGTAGCTCGATGTTTAACATGCATTGTTGGTATAGTTCATGGAAACGTTGTTCCTCTAAGTTTCCGAATAGAAGAGGTTTCACGCTGCCTTGCGTAAAACATAAATATCCACATTCCATGAAATATATGAAGGTGCCCAACGCTGCATCCGTCAAATCCAATGATGTTGCATGCTTATGGGAACTTTGATCCACGAACTGTTTCAGCGATACTGATCCAAATTCGAGTTGAGTAACTTCGCATAACCCCAGTGCGACGCAAATACTCAGAAGTTCCGATACCTTCTTGAATGCTGGACTTTTCCTCAACAATCTCCAATTCGTATGAAGACTGCGAAATCCTTCCAGCCAGGATGGGGGTTGAATTCCCGCTTGGGTGTCCATTTTCGTTTCTGTTAGTGTGTCCGGATGATCGAACATAACTTCAGAAAGAATACGGACGGCGTTGACAACAATACTTTTCTGAGTAAAGGTCTTCAAGTACATAAATGTAATGACTGATAGACTCTTCACATCAGATATTTCGCTCAAGGCCAAAAAATACACAATAGTGTTCTCTATAACTCCAAACGCTTTGTCATCCGTCCCGGTATACCCAAATTGATGAATGGTGTCTTTGACCACTGTGAATGGATCAACTACACCCTCCTCAGTTACACCTTTATATTTTGGGGTGTACACGGGTTGTCCGAAGACGTTGCGGGGGGCACTTCTTAAGTGATCGTTTACACTATAAGAAGGGTTAGCTTTTCTCTGACGCTCATTATAAGCGCGATAATAGCTTTCTTGACGAGCTGCTAGATCTGGAGAACCAAACCACTTTTTGTGGCGCTCGTTAATCTCTTCCATTTCGTCAAGTTGTCCTTGGTTCAGTTCTCCTACTACTGAACCGTATTTTCCGTGGGCATACTTAGCCCACCAGGGTTCCGGTGGCTTGGGCGGAGACGACTGAGAGGGTATATATCTCTCATCATCTGCCCCATATCCCGCCTCATCAGACGGGAAAGTATTGTCTGACCATCCTCCACTGGATGCCAGTTCTTCCTCCAGATCTGTCTGCTTTAACCCTCCCAGGGGGGTATATACAGACTCATTGCCCAGTGAGCCATGGTCTTTTACAACCATGTCTTGGTCCGACACTGAACTTGTAGTACTCATTACATCCTCCACGATAACCACCTGAGACATCTTCTCAGGTACTGTAGCAACGCTCTCATTAGCGTCGCTCTTCGCCTCATGGGCGGCAATGCGTGTATCTCCTGAAAACGACTCCATATCATATAATATTGATTGAAATCGCACCAAGAGTCACACACAAATCCGGCTGAATTTGTGTTTGAGACTCAAGTAAGCGGGCGTCACCAACATAAATGCTGGCTAACCTAACAAATATAACCTAATACCTGATACACTGGTAATCAAATTCCAAATTGAAAAGCAATGCACAATAATAAAGATCATTGAAATGTAGACTAAAATACACGACTCGGAGTCCTCTTCCTCCTTTAATGTAAATTACTACACACTTGGGTGCGGCCCACGATCGTGTGCCTCGGTTGTGCTGTTCTGCGGTGTTCGTAGCATCGATTTTAATAGTACACCGTTACAAAGCTATAACTAAAAACTATTAAATCTATTAGCTCACACGTCAGCTTAACGTGCTGCAGACCCATTTCCTATGGGTTACAAGGGATGGATTACCATCATTTGGCGGCCACTTCCAAGTGGCCAATATTGCCTCTCACGGCCACGGATTCCTGTTAATACAGTATACCGTTGTTCATAATATTTGATTCCAACTAACTGGGTGTTTTGCAGCAACCGCTGCTGCGTTTCCCTATCCAGGGCACGGATTCTTGCTCTCATTAGCAATGTACCGTCGTTTCTTGATAGTTTTATTACTTCGTATATAATCATTCGCTCTTGTTAGGAAGCGTCATAATATACTCAATAGTACAACAGTGCAATTGGTTCAAATTGCATTCTCGTATCGTGAGAATAACGTGTGTAAAAACAAACCTAAACATGACTAAAATAATAGTGTCATTAGACACTAATATAATGTCTTAGGGGTACCTCCGAAAAGGTACA